GCACCACTGTAAGCATGTGTCTCGATAGCCCCGAAAGTAAGTACGTTTAATTTAGAAGTTTTACCTTCTATCTGTCCTTCGTAATCATTGTTAGTGATACCAGGGGTTACAGCTTCCCTGTAATAGATTGGCAATGCTTCAAGAGCAAATGCCTCGACTAGTTTTGTAGGATAAGTATTCATATCGGTTTTTCCTTTCAAAATAATTAAATAATTTTGAGTGAGCAGTCCCGATATGACTTGGGGTTAGCGTTTTTAAACTCTAAATATAATTGTGAGGAATTTTTTTAAATCTGTCAAGCGTCTAAAGATCAATATTAAACTTACCTTCTCTTACCATCTCCATGTATTTAGCTGGATCTTTCTTTCTTATGGCTCTTGCATCATCTTGTGTTAATCCTGCTGGTTTAACAGGTATATTCTTACTTCCACTACCTCTAGGTAAAAGTACATCCTTTGGAGTTTCTTCTTTTGGAAGTTTAAATAAGAACCCTGCAATTAGAAGTTCAAGGTCTGCATTCATGTGAGTCTTTTTAGAAGCATATTTTAGGAAGTCTTCTTCGTGACCTTTAAGTGCTGGATATTGCTCTACAATATTATTATCATTTACAAAGTCATCTACCTTCTTTACCCATGCTTTAACATTCTTATCATCTGCAACAAGATTGGTAAGTTTCTCAAAACGTTTCTTGCTAAGCAAACCTTCTTTAACAAGATTCTGTGAGAATGTATCTAAATTATCGTAGTTTTCACCTAAAGATAAAGCATGTACTCTTAACTCTTCTATCGTTACCTCTGTTAGTTTCTCCGCTTCCTCTATCGTTTCTAATATCTTTTCATTTCTATTATTTAAAATCATAGCTTCCTGGCCTGATTCTTTGTAGCGATCTTCAAGTGGCGGTAGTTCAGCTTTTACAGGAGGGGCTACTTCGGGTTCGGGAGTAATATCAAGTTCTTCTTGTGAGGGTGTTTGTATAACTTCAAGTGATGGATCTTTCTCTTCTACAACTTCTTCATCTTCAACCACTATAACTTCTTCTTTCTCTTTATCCATTACTTCTTGGAGGTTTTCTGGAACTTCTTTATCAATTTCAGCAACCATATCATTTACTTGTTCTTGGGTAACTTGGTTTGTAATTGTAGTTCCTTTTTTTTCTTTAGTCATATTTTAAGCCTTAAACAGTCCTAGCATTCTAGGGTTAGTAGCTATCTATTATTAAGCATATCAGCAATTTCTGCTTTTGTCATTTCAGGAGTAACTGCAAGTTCGGCATCTTTTGCCATTTGTTGCAACACTTCTAACTTATATTCCTTAGGATCAATAACTTTTCTAGTTAAAACAACTGGTTTTTCTTCTACAGCGTTTCCAACTACTGCACCACTTAAGACATCCTTATAAAATTCCTTATCGTCAGAAGTCAAATAGGAAACTCTTGCTCTTAAAAAGCGTACTTCATACGCTGTTAAGTCGCTTACTTGCTTGGATGTTATTTCGTCTAGGTAAGTTTGTACGCTTTCGGGTAGTTGGTGAGATTTTGCTCTCATTTTTTGACTTGTTTTTTTCATATTTAATAAATTATGGTAATAAATTTATACTTTGTCAACTAAATTTCTACTTTTTAGCATGTTTTTTAGTACTTTTTGGCATTTCACCTTTCATCTTCATTGCATCTTCCCTGTGTGCGATAGATCCTATTGCATTCTTACGAGATGTAGAAGTACCCACTACCTGTCCTGTATCAGATCTTACTATCTTCCAGGGTCTTTTATCTTTTTTAGCTTTAGAATGTTTAATCGTATATGGCATTTTATCTAATTGATCTCTCTATTGCCTTCTCAGCCTTGATAGGAGACTCTAAAAAAGCGAGTAAGGTAACATAAACCTTGACTCTAGCCTTTAAATGAGCATTTTTATCAGAAAATTCAAGAGTAGATGGAGTATCACATAACTCAAGTGTTGCACTGTATAGAGCATCAGATACAAAATCTAGTAAGTCTTCTGGTGATATAGCCTTTGTAGAGTTTCCAGCCTGTTCATACAACCTCTTCTCGGCTGGAGTTAAATCCTCATATCCTAATTCCTTTTCTTCTAATATTTTATCAAAAGGATTTGCCATAGTTTAATATTATGCTACTGTCCCAGGCATTGCAATATCTGGTACTTCTGCTGGTGTTTCAGTAGGGGCTACCTCTTCTTCCCCAAGGGGTATCGCAGTTCTATTTTGCTTCTCAAATTCTTCTACGCGAGATATTTCATCAGGCGATAGTGCAGAAAACTGCATTAACTTTCTATGGAATATCTCAAGTAAAGGAACATTGGTTGGCATTTCGGTCTTTAAGACCTGCAACTTTTGTACTGCTTCTATATCTTCCTGTTGTTTATCTGTAATAGTTTTAATCTCAGTTAAGTATCCGTTATCTGACTTCCAGTCTTCAGGAGAGATATTTTTCTTGTAAGTCTTTAGTCCAAGTCTTCCCTTCTTAAATATGGTTACTGACTTTATCTTATCTCCTGCCGCTTCAAGCATCTTTGTATATTTCAAACCTAACTCTTTCCAGTCTTCCACATAAAAGATCTGTTGCATGAGTATTCTTTTTTGTGCGTTAGCAAGTGCTAGTTGGACATCTCCAAGAGTAACATTTGTTGTTGTCTCCCCACCTGCTGTTGCGTTAGCGGCGGTAGCTTTTTCTGCAATGCCAATAAGAAATGTTAATTCTTCTAAAGTTCCACTTAAGTTTCCTGTTTCAACATTCTTAATAATCTCATTTGGATTTCCGGGTACTGGAAATTTAGCCCATGGTTGAGGTTGGAATGTTTGAGGAACAAAGTCTTTCTTACTAGAATCATAGAAGAACATACTAAAGTTCTGTAAAGTTCTGTTTTCAACAAGCTGACTAATCCAAACATTTAAAACATTGTTTATTGGTCTTATAATGTCCACTATTCCATCGCTGTGCCAATCAGTAGCTTCTGGATCAGAAGCCCATGAAGTATAGGGGTAATGGTTTCTCCAGAAGTTATCTGAAGTTTTACCAATTAGTGATTCAAGAGATGCTTTATGAAGTTTAAATAAACCAGAAGATGTCTTTGCAAGTACATATCTAAAAATTATTCTTTCATTTAATTCTTCATCAAACTCATATCTAAATGCCTGGTGAAGTTCAATATAAGTTTCTCCAACAACTGGATCTAGTGTGTTTTCAACTCCCATGACTTTAAGTCTTTCGTAGTGTTCTGAAGCCTTCTGGAAGTTCTCATCTGCTTCCATCTTTCCACCACTATCGTCTTCTTGCTCAAAGGATGCCTTGAGACGCGATAGTTCTTTTCTGTCGTAGTCTTTGTTTCTAAGTATTGTCTCAAGAGGAGTCCATATACCACATTCAATAAGATCAGGTGCGGAATCTATATCTGTTGGATCTACCATTCTGCTAATAAGCATGTCTTGTGTATCCACTAAAGATATCTTTACTTTTCCACCTACTATGTTGATCTTCTTATAAGCACGGCCATACATGGCATTCTGCTTCTTATCCACATGGTCTTTTAGTACAAGTTTGTTATCTGTAAATATCTGTTTCCAGTATTCGTTATAGAAAAGTTCTTTCTGTTGGTCATTATCTGCATTATTAAAATATAACTGAGGAGGATCAGTCATTTCTTTTAGGAGAGTATTTAAGACGTACTTGATTAAAGGAATATTTACAGTTTGTCTCTGGGTTAGGCGGTTAATAATAACCTTATCGCGAGACAGTGTGTAGTTCTCCTGCCAATCATCATGTCTTCTCTTACGATAGTCTATATCGTCATTCTCCATGTTTGTGAGACTAATTATCTCTGGATCTGTTATCTCGATAGTTTTAGTAGATAAATCTTCTTCCATATATAAAATGTTAAGCTAATAAACTCAATTTTGCAATCCGAAAGGTACACCTGCATACCCCTCTATGCCCCCATAAGGTGTGTCTACTCCAAGTTCTCTTAGTTTCTCTGGATCAGGCGGGTTGTATTGGGGTTCTTCTACCACTTCTATAAACTTTCTTGAAAATCCATATCTAATTGCTGACATTGCATGGTCGTTTATTCCAACAGGTTCATTTAGAGATTTTCCTGTCTTAGGATCGGTAGCCCATAAATAGTTTCTGTATTCTTTAATCAGGTTGACACTTCTCTTAGTAACCGATATCTGTAGCCCTTGGATGTATTGTAAGCCCTGTGAGACGCTTCCAGGCCCCTTTAAAGCCCCAATAATGTTCACTCCGTAACTCTTAATCTCATCTATCGACTTAGGCTCAGCAGAATCAGCTAAGATTAGTGTTGGAGGTTTCGATAGTGCAACGTCTGCTATCTGTTTGTTAGTCATTCCTTTTTGGTAAAAGACTTCATCTAAGATATATCCTCCGTTGTAGTAATAAATATCAACTAAAGCTGAAGGATCATTTGTATATCCAAAATCAAGTCCATCATTTTCTAACCTGGATTCAAAAGGAACATCATCAATTATTTGCCAACCAGTCCAGATTCTACCAGTTGCTTCTCCAAGCTGTCCCTCTCCGTAAACCTTCCACCAATTAGCTTTGTTAGGATTATTCTTGTGTTGTTCAAATGCTTCTACTTCGGCTTGTGCCAGGGCCTCATTATCTTTGTAGGTTACAGTTAAGAATTCATGGTCATAGAATGGGGCGTAATCTGTATACCACCAGAATTCAGCAACAGGGTTCCAGTCAATATATACAAACTCTCTTGTTCTTATCTCAAGCTGAACAAATGTTTCAAGTGCTATGTTGTTTACCTCATTAACAAATAGAACATCACGTCTAGGCCCTTTTACTTTATCCCATTGATCGGCTGAAAAGAATTCAATCACTGATCCACCTTCAAATGTGTAAATGAAGTTAGTTGCATTCCAGGAGTTATCCTTCCAATAGTTTTGAGTCTTCATTATGTTCATAAAGTCTCTCATTGCTCCTCTTTTAAGATGCGGTAGTGTTTCGGATACTACAGATATAATCTTACCTTTGGTGGATTGTGCGTAGTCAATCAATATCATCAATATGGAGATAGTCTTAGATGCTGATGCTCCTCCTGTTACTGCTCTAATCCTCTTGTGCAACTTCAGTATCTTCTTTGTTGCGGTTGTTTGTATGAACATGCTTTGCGGTAGCTCCTCCTAAAATTGGTATTGGCTTTCCACCACTGGTTACATCAAGCTGTTGTTGATCTGTAAAGTGATGATTATTTTTAAGTAGAAATATCCCTCCAGCACCATGTTGCTTGGAATCATTGTAGATTCCTTTTTGAAGCATTGCACGTTGTGCCTCCATCAATTTTTTTAATGCAACGGATAATCTTTTATGTTTTTTATTCCATTCAACTAAAGTATCAGTATCCACATCCAACTCATAAGCCAGTTCTTCTTTTACTGGCAATGAGTCTGATTTCTTCATTCTCTCGATATAATCGTAAACTTTTGGTATAATTTC